TATGAATCACTCGATCCATATCTACATCAAACGACTCAAAGTACGACTGTGGCGTACCAAACTCAGAATCATAAAAAAGCACAACTGCTTCGGGATATTTCTTCTGATATGCGGCAGCCATCAGAAGTGCGAATGCAGATTTAAAGTGCTTCGAAGGACCTGCAAGCATTAGCAAGCCTGGTGTTAACCCACCATCGATTCGACCAGACAATGCAACATTCACCATAGGTACTGGTGTCGGTGACATTTCTTTTTTACCAAAGACTTTTGAGTCCATGATATTTGATGTTGCCTTGATTGTCGAGTTCTTGGCAAGTTTTTCCATTAATGACGACATAATTTATTCTCCAATATAATATACTTCACGAATGCCATTATAGCACTATCTGTTGTAAATGTCAAACAACTTTTTCTCGAACTGCTCAATTTTTAGAGTACGATTAGGCCATAGAATGTACTCTTTTTCTGGATTTGCTTTTAGATTATTCAACAGTGGAATAACTGAGTTATACAACTCATCCAACTGATCTTGCTTTTGTTTTGCCGATGATGACATCTGCGTGGCTTCTTGCTTGACAGCCTTTACCGCCTGCAGTTCATCTTCGTCTACGGCTGTAAAGCCGAAATCAAATATATCAGACATATTTTTCTCCTATTTGTCTTCTGATTCTATATCTCTTTTCTTTCTTGCTAATTCTAAATATTCTTCTCTAAGGAACTCTTCACTTTCATCTAACCACTCTCTTACACTAATCTTCTCTTCACCCCAATCATCACGCTCAAGCATTGCTTCATAGTATTTACGTTCAGTAAATGCTTTGAATGTTGGTATAATCATTTTCATGAAAAAAAGCCTTCGAGCGAGTTTATATATTCAAGTTCCCAATTGATGGCATCAGATACCAGTTTCAATGGTTCTTTGAATGTCTTGTTAAATTGTACTTCATAATCAATGTGATCATGTAAGCCAAACTCTTTTGGTAAGAATGGATTGAATGAGATGACATTTTCCATAACTGGATTAGGCATCTTTAGATAGCAGAACTTCACTTTCGATCCATTCTTGATACCTTCACTAGAAAGATTCAATTTCTCGATTTGCTTGTTGTACAATAATGCACCTCTTACATGAATCGGAGTACCTTTCTTATATATCGTGTATTTATCTCTCCACTTTTCTATGTCACTGACACTTCTTGGGAAAGATACTTCTTCTGGTGGCAAACTCTTGAACTCTTCATAGAAGTCTGCTACGAACTTCTGTAGATCAGCCTCTGTAGAGTTGAGCATAATCGAATACGCTTTCTTGAACTTATCTCGAACGATCTGTGGCGTTGAAGACTTAACTGCTTCAATGCCCATTACTTTGAGTTTTGGTTCTGCGTATTGAACACCCTCATTATTATGCACGTTAAGTATATAGCGTTTCTTAGCAGTCCAGATGCCTTTGTCTGCGATTGCTTCACGAGCCATTACCATTCGATTCTCGAAGCCATTGAGTCGATCATTCATCTTCTCATAAGACTTAGCAAGCATTGGCACAATCTTTTCTTCACAGGCTTTGTCAATGAACGCAACTGGGTCTTTTGGTTTGACTGCATCGACAAGTGGCTTCATATCAACATAAAGCGAATCAGTATCAATCGCAATTACATAATCTTCTTCTGACTTGAGCATCTTGTTGAGATACTGATTCATCGCCTTCTCAGCCCACTTGATCGACAACTGACCAGACAATGTAATGCCTTCTGCGATTCGTAACTCAAAGTATCGGAAGTATTGATTACCTAACGCACCATAGAGTGAGTTGAGCAAAATCTTTACAGCCATTTGTGTATTGTCAAGTCGATTGATCTCACGACTGAGTTCTTTAGTCTTATCTTTCTCATAATCTTGCTTGAGTCTAAGCATATCGTTCTTTACAGTTCTACGCTCGTTGTACAGACCAATAATCATTTCTGGCAACATACCACGTTTGTCTTTGCGATACATCGAACCATTTGCGGCAACTGCGACATCCATCGCTTTTGCTTCTTCTGTCAGATCGTTTTCGAGATAATGATCTACTCCACTTGCGGTAAAGTCACCAGAACCATTGAGTAAAGTCTCGGGCGACATATTGTATTGAACAATCAGATTTGGATAAAGAGAGTTCAAGTCAAATGATGTAACCCATTCGCTCATACCAACTCTTGGTTCTTTTACATAACCACCCGGGTAAGCATCTTTGTGCTTTGCTTCAACTGGTGGAACTGCGATGTTTCTTGCGTATAGATAACGATAGATGATTGAATCCCAAATACCAGTTGTGCCAAATGTGTCTGAGTAGTTCACACCACCTTTATAGGCAATAATCAGTGCCAAGTCCATCAGTCCAGTTTGCTTGTCGATCTTGTCAACTAACTGAACATCTTTGATGTTGTAGTCAATGAACTTCTGATGATCTGACTTGTACAGATCGAATAGAGAACCATGCTCTTCGTAAGATAACTTCTTCTCACCAAGAACAACTGACGATATGTGATCTAGTGAATACGATGCTTGATTACCATAGGTATAACCAAACTTCTGAAACAGATCATAGTAGTCTACTTGTTGAACACCATAAATCTCATAGGCATCCATTCGTTTACCTTTGATAGCAATCTCACGATGCTTTGTAACATTGAATGGTGAAAACTTCTTGACAGTCTCTGCTCCAAGAATGTTTTGCGTTCTTCTGATAAGATAAGGTATATCAAATAGTCGAATGTTCCATCCAGTAATGATATCTGGGCAGTTGTGATACCAATGACCAATGAACTTCAGAATGAGATCAGACTCACCAGAACACTGAACATAGACAACTTCAGCACCATCAAGATCAAGTTCTGTTTTACTGACATCATAATCACCACAAGCCCACACATAATATGTGTTGAGTTTGCTACTCTTGTAACAGATAGAAGTTACTGGGTGTTTTGCCTCGTCTGGCTCTGGAAATCCATCGTCTGACTGAACCTCGATATCGATGTTACCAACCTCGATGTTTTTGAGATCGTATTCGATAACACCTGGGTGTTTTTCATTAATGAACTGAGCAACAAAGTTTGCGTTGCCATGTACTTTGAAGTTGTCGATATCTTTGTACTTCTTGATGAAGTCAGTTGCTTCTGACATCGAATCAAGTTTCATTGGCTCGACTGGTTGACCATACAGGGTCTTCCACTCTCCACTTGCTTTCTTTGACGATAGATACATCGTTGGTGCAAATGGAACTCGTGCCTTTACAGCATTACCATCTTTATCATATCCACGATAAAGCATATTGTTGCCGTATCGGTTAACACAAGTATAATAACTCAAACTACTACTCCATTTTGTAAATTATCTGAAACATTGTACATTATATGAAACATAATGTCAAGTATATTAGTCGTCTCTTTCACCAACACCATAGTCAATCACAACTGGAAATCTAGGTATTCCATCTGGCGTTAAATCGAAGTATCGTAGGGTTGCCCAGTCTGGTGTCTCTTGTGACTCCCACAGTTTGCTCAACTGCTCTTGATTACCACGAACACCTGCACCAACTTCTCGACCATCTTCTAGTCTTAGAATAAATCGTTTGGTGTGACCAGACCAGTTGCCTTGCCCCTCTTCCATTGATACGACTTCAAACTCTTCTGTGATGAACTCTTTTCTTTTGAGTAGATACTTAGATCGTTTGTTTTCGTACTTCTCGTCAAGACGAATCATCTGACCTTCATAACCATCAGTCATGTATGATGAATACAACTCATCTAACTCGTCTTGATTGTAGCAGAATGTTGTGGGTACAAGATGAACGTATTGCTCAAAAGAGTTAGTTACATATTCTTCTAACTCGACATTGCGAATCGAGAATGTAACATTTGGATTGCTAGAGCAGTGAATGTCGTAAACATGATACTGAACTAATCGTTGTGACTCTGCAAGATCGGCATCAGTGAACTTAGTCTTTCTTACGAGACTAACAATCTTGTTGAAGTCTTGCTTCAGTTCGTGATTGTAAAGTTCACCATCAAGAGTGACATTTGGATTTGATTCAAGTAGATCACGAACTTCTTCCCAAATGTGGGGGCAACTAGTAATTGGTTTACCAGTTCTTGTCCATAGACCTTTTGAGTTTGCTATACAGCGAATGCCGTCTAGCTTTGGTTGAGAATAACCATTGGTAGGTTTTACTTTGACTTTTGTATAGTCGCCAGCAAGCATTGGATCGAACTTATCATAAGAGTCGATCATCTCGATGTCTACAAAATATTCCTTTTCTATTCGTTTGTCCCAGAGAGCCTTTGCTTCGGCTTGGGCTTGGGTGTAGGCGGTCGTACTGTTGGATTTACCAACATTCTTCGCTTCACTGAGATTCCATTCACTTGTTACTTTTTTACCTTCTTC